CAGGCATTTGCTGAAAAAGAATGTGAAAGAATGCAGGCGATGGATAAAAGTGTTTATAATAAGACTGGTAGAAGTGGTTTTGGTGGAAATAAAAAAGTACCTGCTCCTGAATTAGGAAAGGGTAAGAAAAGAACATTAGCGAATGATGAACCAGGTTCTTGTAATGAGGATTTTATAGATTGGGCAAAGGCAGCTTATGATGGTGGATTAGAAACTCAACGGTTATTAGATGATACACCTATGGTAAAAGAACCTAGAGAAACCATACAATCAGAACCATCAACAGATGATGCTGTACAGGCACATTTAGAAGATAAACAGAAAGAATTTTGTGATGCAGATCCAGATGGTGACGATTGTTTACATTATACTGCACAACTTGATGCGTTTAGTCATAATAGACAATACCATGATACCTATATTATTGGTAAGGATAAAAATGGTAGAACATATATAGTTTCAGTTTCTAATAAAAAAGGTAGTAATATGAAGGACCCCCAAAATAATACTACACCAAGAAATAGGTTTAAGGATATAAAGGCTGATATTAAAGATTCAGTTAGGGAAGAAGTAATAACAACATTAGATGAATCCATAGATCTTGTTAGTAATGTACAAAAAGAAACACGAGATTCTTCTGGTAAATTAACCAATCCAAATAGTTTGGCAGAACATACAGGAGGTGAGGATGCTGCACTTAGTGATAGCAGACGGAAAGATATATGTAAAAGGGGAAATAAAAGTACTGGTCAAAAGGGTTCTACTTCATTTAATAGGTGGATAGCAAAAAACTATCCTAATGAAAATTGGGATGATGTATGTAGTGGTGGTGATGATGGTAAATTATTAGAAATTCTTGGTAAATATAATGCCGATTCCGATTGGCATAAAGAAAATGGTGGTGAACCAGGTTATGATCCATTTTCTAAAGTGTTTGTAAAAATTGGTGAAAAGGTAAAGCAGAGAAACCTAACTCAATGGAAAAGAGATAATCCAGGTAGAAGTGTAGATGAGTATAATAAAGAAAGAAAGGATGAACTAGAGAACAAGAAAGATTTAACAGATGAAGAAAGATGTGAATTGATGAAATTAAAAGAACAAGAGGCTGTAAATGTAGCACATGATAATGTTATAAATTCTCTTAATGAGGCAGATAGGGGCAAGGTTGATGAAGAAGGAAAACCTACATATCCAGATGATAAAGATGGTAATAATGGTCCACATGGTAGAGCGTATATCCGTAGTGTAATGCATGCCTTACACTTTGATAGGTATATTAATATGAGTGAAGAAGAGTCTAAACAAATGATTGTTCAAATGGGAATAGAGGGTGCAAAACCTGATGATTTTAAAGCTTGTTTGGCTAAATTGAGTGGTTATGAGGGAGATCCAATTGATCCAGAAGAATTGATAGCTCATATAGAAAAGAGATGTCGAGTAGACAAAACAACAACACCACCTAGCATTGTCATAAAGGGGAATCCTAAAGATAAATTATTGATGGAAGATACATGGAGAACTGCAGGAACATCACAAAAAGTTACTTCTGGTATTGGTCAAGATATAAGAGATTGTATTGCTGAACGAACTAAGAAAAGAAGAGCTGACAAAATAAAAAAGGACAAAGAAGCTAAGAAGGGTGATACAGAATAATGAAAACCCAACTGCTCTGCACTTTCGTAAAGAAAGACCAATTAGATAAGATAGTCAATATCATTATCACTTGCAATGAAATATTGTATGATAAGGTATATATCTTTTCCAATAAGGAAGATTCAAATCAATTAATCTGTACTTATAATGTAGAGTATATAGAAAATTTTCAAGAGGGTATTATAGATACCATTTCATTACATAGAAAAAAACAAACAAATACATTGTATACAATCAATGCCTTAAATGAAGTTATAAGGTCAAAAAATGGTGGTGTGTTGGATAAATCATTCCAAGTAGATTGGAGTGAATACCAAAACTCATTGTTATTAACTAATGATTCAGGCCTGAACATTATTAAAACCAAAATTCATAAAATAATAAATGTGAATGATTGGGAAGTTGAATATTAATTGAAAACTAACAAAAATGTTAGTTTTTTTTTATTTTAGTTCTCTATTTATATTGCGAAACCGACTCGGATATGCCAACTGGTAATAAGGATAAAACACACGAGTGGTCGGTTAGTTAATAAAACCACAAACGGAGAACAAAAATGAAGCGACTTTTTTGTTTAATGCTAGTGGGAGTGTTGGCCTCCCAAGACTCACTTTCGGGTGAGAGCCACCAACCCAAAATCAAAAAACCATTTGAACTTAACTATTATGATATAAGACAAAACATATATGAAGAAACCAATATGACTGGAAATGTTATGGTGGAATTTATAATAGATAAAGATGGTACAGTTGTAGAACCTGAAATAGTTGACACTTTTAATGTTTCATTCAATGATGTTATCTTAGATAAAGTTAGAAGAATGAGATTTTCACCACCAATCCAAAACGGAGTACCAGTGAGAGTAAGATATAAATTGCCAATTACATTCAGATAAAAAAAAGTTACATTTTGAGAAAACTTCTTTATATATATTAATATATGAAGATTTCAAAGCGGCTCCAATTTTTAGTATCCACCTACTACCATGCTTAAAAAAGAGGAGTCGCTTTTTTTTGCAAAATAGCAAAATAAAATCACTTTTAATCAATCAAGGTTATATTTATTATTGTATCGTTAAATGATACCAATTAAAAATGAATATTAAACATAAAACAATAGGAGTTAAACAATGGATTTAAATGCAATAAAAAAGCGTCTTAGTCAGTTACAGACCACAAACAATCGCACATCCAGTCTTTGGAAACCACAACCAGGAAAAACACAAATAAGAATAGTACCTTATACATTCAATAAGGATAATCCTTTTATTGAATTATTTTTCCATTATAATCTGAACAATCGTTCTTATCTTTCACCAATTTCATTTGGTAGACCAGATCCAATTGAGGAATTTTCTCAAAAGTTAAAAGGTTCTGGTAGTAAAGAAGATTATCAGTTGGCCAAGAAGTTGGAAGCAAAAATGAGAACTTTTGCACCAGTAGTTGTTCGTGGGGAAGAAAGACAAGGCGTCCGTTTTTGGGGTTTTGGTAAAACAGTTTACCAAGAACTACTATCCATAATAGCTGATCCTGATTATGGTGACATTACCGATCCAGTAAATGGTCGTGATGTTGTTGTGGAATTTATCACTGCTGAAGAAAGTGGTGCTAGTTTCCCTAAAACCAATATTAGGGTTAAACCAAATCAAACTGCCATCTCTGATGATCCAGATGTATTAGAGTTAGTCAAAACACAACAAGAGATTAGTGAAATCTATCAAGAGTTGAGTTATGATGACTTAACAGAAGTACTGAATAATTGGTTAAATCCAAGTGAAGATGAGAAAGAGGAAACTCAAGTATCAACTGCTGACTTGGCTGCCAGTAAAACAGTATCAAATACTTCTGAAGCATTTGACGAACTATTTAATTCGTAAATAATAATAAACAGATAGAAGGCGTTTAAATACGCCTTCTATTTATTTTGGAGATGAGAATGTCAGTAAATGATATTTTGGCCACTACCCTGGCCGACAGTTTAAACAAAAAATTCAAAGACACTAAAGTTGCTTACTTCTTAGATGGAAGTGATACTACACCAACTGATATAAAAGACTTTATATCAACAGGTAGTTCTATGTTAGATTTGGCTATATCAAATAGACCAGATGGTGGAATTGCCGTAGGTAGAATTACAGAAATCAATGGATTAGAATCAAGTGGTAAATCTCTACTTGGTGCTCACATCCTTGCAGAGACTCAAAAGAAAGATGGTATCGCTGTTTATATAGATACAGAGACATCAGTTTCACAAGATTTCTTAGAAGTATTGGGTGTTGATATGGGTAAAATGTTATACCTACATTTAGAAACCGTAGAGGAAATATTTGAAGCCATTGAAGAAATAGTGACTAAAGTTAGAGAAAGTGATAAAGACCGATTGGTAACAATAATGGTTGATTCACTGGCAGCCGCATCTACTAAGGTAGAGATTGAGGCTGATTTTGAGAAAGATGGTTGGGCTACTTCAAAGGCAATCATCATCTCAAAAGCAATGAGAAAGATTACTCAAATGATTGGTAGACATAAAATTGCTTTAGTATTTACTAATCAACTTAGACAAAAACTCGGTGTAATGTTTGGAGATCCTTGGACAACAAGTGGTGGAAAAGCATTACCATTTCACGCATCTACTCGTATTAGGTTAAAAAATATGGGGCAGATTAAAGATTCCAAAAAGAATGTATTAGGTATGAAATGTCGGGCTCAAATTGTGAAGAACAGATTGGGACCACCTTTAAGACACGCCGACTATGATATGTACTTTGATAGAGGTATTGATAATTATGGTGCTTGGTTAACAGTATTGAAAGAACATAAACTCATTAAGAGTGGTGGTGCTTGGTATACATTAACAGACCAAGATGGTAAAGACCATAAGTTCATGTCTAAGGATTGGGAAGAGTTGATTACTGGTAATGATGAACTACGAGAGTATGTTTATGGAATCATTTGTGATAAAGTTATATTAAAATACAAAGAAAAACTTGGTATTGATGATGTAGAATTTACAGATGAGGTTATTGGTGACTAAACAAAGGTATTTATCTATCCTTGAAGAGATAAAAAAATCAGGCGGCAAAATAGATAGTGGCAAACCAAATGACTCGGTTTTATTAATAGACGGGTTAAACACTTTTATTAGAGTGTTTTCTGCAATACCAACTACCAATGAGGATGGTGTCCATGTTGGTGGAATAGTTGGTTTTTTAAGGTCATTAGGTCATGTCATAAGAATGGTAGGACCTACTAGAACCATCATAGTATTTGATGGTAAAGGTGGGTCCAACCGCCGTAGGAAAATCTTTCCCGATTACAAAAAAGGTAGAAAGATGTCAGTTCGGTTGAATAGAAGTATGGGTGTTTCACTTACAAGAGAAGATGAACATAAGATGATGATTCACCAGTTAAATAGAGTGGTTGAATATTTAGAATGTTTACCAGTTACCGTAGTGAATATGTCTAATATAGAAGCCGATGATGTTATTGGATATTCTGCAAAGCATGTATTTACCGATTCACAAAATACTATATTATCAACTGATAAAGATTTCTTACAATTGATAGATAAGAATATTAGAGTATATTCACCAACTAAAAAGAAGATGTATGATGAAGAAAAAGTCTTAGAGGATTATGGTATAACTTCTAGAAACTTCTTACTATACAGAATTTTAGATGGAGATAAATCTGATGGTATACCTGGTATAAAAGGTGCTGGATTTAAAACATTGATAAAGATGTTTCCTTTCTTTACTTCACCACATCAACACTCAATAGATGATTTGTTAAAAAGTGCGATGGTACAAAAAGATAAATTCAAATTATGTAATGAGATAGTCAATTCAAAAGAACAATTGGAATTAAATAAATTACTAATGGATTTAGATGATTTAAATATCTCTGGTAATTCTAAATTGAAAATACAAAATATAATGTCACAACCTATACAGAGATTAATTAAACACAAATTCCAAAAGATGTTTTTGGAAGATAAATTATATACAGCCTTACCTAATTTGAATAGTTGGTTACACACCACTTTCAATAGATTAAACAGGATGGCGGAGAACACACATGGGAAGAAAGCGTAAATATTTTACAGAAGAAGAAAAGAAAGCTGCACAGAGAAAGTGGCAGATGGAACATTATAAAAGAAATGCTGAAGAGTTAAAGGCTAAAGCTAGGTTAAGATATCGTAATAAGAAAAAACAAGAATTTTATGACAAAAAAATGCAAGATATATATGGAAACTTGGAATGAATATAGATTATAATGTATTAACTAAATTTACAGATGTAGATGAGTTAGATGCCGCATATCATGAGGTAGTAAACAATATACAAGAAACTGATATTGAATATGGTATTGATATTATTTTCCAATATTATCGCAAGCATGGATTTCCTTATGTGAGTATTAGAGAGGAAGAAAAATATGAACACATGAGAAAGTTACAGAAGTTTGATATTGATACTATTTTTATGAATGATAAAATAATACAAACCATGCATGGATTAAGATTAGCATGGACATACTTTCCCCATTGGGTTGATGTTCAATGTGGTAACGCAAAATTAACACCTATGAGTGCATTTAAAAATGATGATAAATTTAGGTCGGTAATTAGAAAATGTTGGAAATGGTCTATAACTAATTATGGAGATAGTAGTAAAGAAAGAAATAAATTTCATGAAAATAGATTAAGACAATCATTAAAGATTTATACTGGTGTTCAAGCAGTAAGTAACTTTAGACCAACTGCAGCTAAAGTAATATATGAAAATTTTGGTGGAGATGGAACAATATGGGATATGTCTTGTGGATGGGGTGGCCGATTGTTAGGTTTTTTATCCGCTAAAAATACCAAACATTATATTGGTACTGAACCATCCACAAAGACATTTGATGGTTTGTTGAAAATGAAAAAAGATTTTGCTTATTTGGAAAAACAAGTTGATATATATTGTAAAGGAAGTGAAGTATTCAAACCAAAAAAAGAATCACTCGATTTATGTTTTACTTCACCACCTTATTTTGATACTGAAAAGTATTCAAATGAAGATACTCAAAGTTTTATTAAATATCCAACACAATCAAAATGGATTAATGGGTTTTTGAAAAAGACTATTACTAATTGTTATAATGGATTAAAAGAAAATGGTTATATGTTAATCAACATTGCAAATACACCAAAGTACAAATTCATAGAAAAAGAAACCGTGAGGATTTCAAATGACTTAGGGTTTAAACAAGAAGATACATTACAATTAACATTATCAAGTGTTATGGGAGCAGGATACAAGTATGAACCAATATTTGTTTTCAAAAAAGTTTGCGAAAGTTCTTGACTTTTATATATTTTTATGTGTATATTCTCATATGAAAAATAACAAAAATACAAACCATTTAAGACAAGGAGTTAAATAATGGATATAAATGAATATAAAAAACCAATTCAATACTTAGATACTGATTTAGTAACTAAACCTTACCAAGATACAGTAGTTAAAAGTTTGTATTCTGATATAGAAAAATATTGGAATAAAATGGGTGTGACTATAGATGAAGTTGAAAGAAATATAAGAAAACAATGTGTTGAGTGGACTTTGACTGGTGATGTAAAAGGTAAATCACCAGAGTATGTCAGATTAATACAAAATACTATGAATGACAGTAATAGTTCTACATTAAGAGAACAGGTAACTATAGACCTGTTATCAGATTGGAGTGAGATTCCAGGAAAACATTTTTATGATTCATTTAAAGATGATGGTAGATTTGGAGAAGTAAAACCAGTAAATAGTGGAGATTTAAATGGTGGTGGTGGGATTACAGATTTTGCTTCACATAATAATATGGATAGATTGATAAAGGATAGACATTTATGGGAACAAAACAAATTAGATATGATTGTTAGTGGTTTTGTAACTGGTAGGATACAATATATTCTTGAGTTTCCATATTCTTATAAAGTTTGGTCAGAGGAACTAATCAAGTATAGTTTTGATAGGTTTGAAAAAGTTACAAAGAGACAATTAAAGAAAACAAGAACCTATGGTTTCACTTACAATTTATATAAAGAGTGTCCTGATGTAAAAGTTAGATGGATAAATCCAAATATAGATGACTATAGTGAACGTTTTTCTCAACCATTCTTAAAATATTTAAAAAGTATCAATACATCAGACAACATACTTAAATTTGCTGTTTAAAAGGAGAAAATGAAAACTAATACTATTTATAAAGGTGATATTCTTGAAACATTAAAGACATTTGAAGATGATAAAATTGATTTGATAGTTACATCACCACCCTATAATAAACAAGGTCAAGGTGGTCCTATTGTAAAAACTGTAAAGTACGATACATTTGATGATACTCTTCCCGAAAAGGAATATCAAGAACAACAGATTGATGTATTGAATGAACTTTATAGAGTTACTAAACCAGGTGGTTCTATATTTTATAACCATAGGTGTAGATGGGATAAGGGAGTTTTAATACATCCAATGGAATGGTTGTTGAAATCTAATTGGCAAATGAAACAAGAAATAGTTTGGGATAGGTACATCAGTGCACAACTTAGAGGTTGGAGATTTTGGCAAGTAGATGAAAGAATATATTGGTTATATAAACCAGATGGTAAAAATAAAGTTGGTAAAGAACTTAAATCTTCACACGCAAGGATGAGTTCAATTTGGAGATTCCCACCTGAAAGAAATAATCCACACCCAGCACCATATCCATTAGTATTACCATTGAGAATTATACTATCTATGTTGGATAAGGAAAAGGGTGTAGTGTTAGATCCTTATATGGGAAGTGGAACAACAGCAGTTGCTGCTAAGTTGTTGAATAGTGATTATGTTGGTATTGATATTTCTCAAAAATATATAGATGATGCAAACCATAGAATTAAAAATTCTGAATTGGAGAGAGACATTTTAATAGAAGAAGAAAAACTTCATGTAATAAATAATCCATATAAAGATAGAAAAAGAAAACAATTAGAAAGACAAAAGGAAGAAACGGTTTATGATGCAGAAAAATTTACAGAAGTATGAGTGAATCCTTAGTACAATATGGAACATCATTTCAAAGTAAATTGATAGTAAGTTTAATGATGGATGTAAAATACACCACAACCATTATTGATATATTAGATGTTAGTTATTTTGATTCTGATGCGAATAAGTTTTTAGTAAAGTCAATAAAAGAGTATTTTTTAAAGTATAAATCACCACCAACTATTGAGGCATTGAAAGTAATGATAGATGAGGTACAGGCAGATGTATTGAAAACTGCAATAGTGGATTCATTACGACAAGTATGGACACATAGAGAATCACCAGACTTAGAATTTGTTAAAGAGAAATCATTAGAGTTTTGTAAAAATCAAGTGATGAAAAATGCTATCATGCAATCAGTTGATTTATTAGAACAACAAAACTATGATGAGATAAAATCTATGATTGATGGTGCTATGAATGCTGGTGTGGAAAGAGATATAGGACATGAATACATTACAGGATTGGAAGAGAGATTATCCAAACAGACCAGAGTAACACAACCTACAAAATGGGATAGTGTGAATGAACTAATGGATGGTGGTTTGGCTGGTGGAGAACTCGGCGTGATAGTGGCACCTGCTGGTATTGGTAAGAGTTGGACATTGCAGGCCTTGGGTACGGAAGCAATCAAACAAGGTAAAACAGTAATATACTATACTTTAGAATTAAATGCACAATATGTTGGTTTGAGATATGATACAATCATTAGTGGACAACCAACAGGTAACTTACAATATTACAAAGAAGAAGTAATGAAGGCCATTGGCCAATTGAAAGGTAATTTGATTATCAAATATTACCCAACAAGAACTGCTAGTGTAAATACATTGATAGGTCATTTACAACAATGTGAAATGCAAGGTGTTAAACCTGATATGGTATTAGTGGACTATGCTGACATTATGAAATCAACATCTAAGTTTACAGAAAAGAGACATCAAATAGGTCATGTGTATGAAGAATTAAGAGGTATGGCTGGTGAGTTTGATATTCCAATATGGACAGCCTCACAGGCAAATAGGTCAGCATTAGAAGAGGATGTAATCGGTGCTGAAAAAGTTAGTGAAGATTATTCAAAGGTTATGACGGCAGACTTTGTAATGAGTATGAGTAGAAAAGTAGAAGATAAGATTGCAAACACAGGTAGGTTTCATGTAATTAAAAATAGGTTTGGTCCTGATGGTATCACATTCCCTGCTACCATTAATACTAATACAGGAACCATAGAAATATATGATACAAATACACAGGGAGGACAAGAAGCACAAGGGAAAATGAATAATGCTGATGAATATATTAGAAAAACATTGGCACAAAAGAAGAAAGATTTTGATGGTGGTGGGTTTGAATAAAACTATGAAGAAAATCTTTCATAAAACTTGAATAAAATATATATATTGGGTTTAGAACCACATATATATTATAGTTATTTATGGAATCAAAATTAAGGAAAGAATATGTTGCACTCAAAATTTAAGTTGTCAGAAAATTTTATAAACAAATATAAAAGAAGGAAGGCACCATTTGGTTTTAATGGTTTAGGTGAATTAGTCTATATGAGAACCTACTCAAGAATTAAAGAAAATGGAAAAAATGAAAGATGGTGGGAAACTGTACAGAGAGTTGTAGAAGGAACTTACACCATGCAAATGAATTGGATTGAATCACATCAGTTGGGTTGGAATCCTTGGCAAGCTCAAGCATCAGCTCAAGATATGTATGAAAGAATTTTTACAATGAAGTTCCTACCACCAGGTAGAGGACTTTGGGCTATGGGAACACCAATAACAGAAGAAAAGGGGTTATACGCTGCACTCAATAATTGTGCATTTGTATCAACTAAAACACTCAAAGATGATTATGCTAAACCATTTTGTTTTTTAATGGATGCTAGTATGTTGGGTGTTGGTGTTGGTTTTGATACAAAAGGTGCTGGTGAAATAGTAGTTAAAGGTGTGGATAAGGATAGAGATGTACAGACTTTTGAAATACCTGATACAAGAGAAGGTTGGGTAGAATCATTAGGAATGTTATTGGAAAGTTATTTTCATGGTCAAGCTAAAATAGAGTTTGACTATTCATTGATAAGACCAGCTGGAGAACCTATTAGCGGGTTTGGTGGTGTTGCAAGTGGTTATGAACCATTAGAAGAAGTACATGAAGAAATAAGAAAGGTATTGGAAAAGAATACAGGAGAACCAATCACAATAACAACAATTGTAGATATAATGAATATGATTGGTAAATGTGTTGTGGCTGGTAATGTAAGAAGAACTGCAGAGATTGTATTCGGAGATCCAGATTCGGAAGAGTACTTAGACTTAAAAAACTATAAAGTAAACAAACACAGAGAGACTTATGGATGGACAAGTAATAATAGTATATTCGCTGAATTGGGTATGGATTATACTGCCGCTGCCGAACGAATTGTGGATAATGGTGAGCCTGGTTTTGCCTGGTTAGAAAATATGAGAAAGTATTCAAGGATGAAAAATGGTGGAGACAATAAAGACCATAGAGTTGCAGGTGGTAATCCTTGTTTAGAACAATCATTAGAAAGTTATGAATTATGTTGTTTGGTAGAAACATTTCCAAATAACCATGATTCATTTGAAGATTATGCAAGGACACTAAAATATGCATATCTATATGCAAAAACAGTTACATTGGGTAGAACACATTGGGCTGATACAAATAGAGTTATGTTAAGAAACAGAAGAATCGGTTGTTCAGTAAGTGGTGTTGCTCAGTTTGTTACCAATAGAGGTTTGGATGAATTTAAGGAATGGTTAAATAATGGATATGATACTATACAAAAATGGGATAACCAATATAGTGATTGGTTTGCAGTACCAAAGTCAATCAAAACTACAAGTGTAAAGCCATCAGGCACGGTTTCGTTACTTGCGGGTGCGACTCCTGGATTACATTATCCAGAGTCTCGGTTTTATATTAGAAGAGTAAGGTTATCAAAACACTCCGAATTGTTGGAGCCGTTACAGAAAGCAGGTTACAAAGTTGAACCAGCTTTTGGTTCAGAAGATACAACTATGGTTGTTGAGGTCCCTGTTGATGTTGGAGAGGGTATAAGAACTGCGGCTGAACTATCTATTTGGGAACAATTCAGTTTAGCCGCGTTCTTACAGAGACATTGGGCAGACAACCAAGTAAGCTGTACAGTTACATTTAATCCTGAAACAGAAGCAGACCAAATTGCTCCATGTTTAAATTACTATCAGTATCATTTGAAAGGTATTAGTTTATTACCAAGACATGATTATGGTGCTTACCAACAAATGCCTTATGAAGCTATTGATGAAGATACTTACAATAAAGAAGTAAAGAAGTTAGGTAAGTTATCTTTTGGTGTTATTAAAAATGAAGAAGCAGAAATAGATAAGTTCTGTAATAATGATTCTTGTGAAGTTATCCCAATGACTGGTGATAATGATGACCAAGATTATGCGAGTTAATGATGAAAAAAGGTTATAACTATCAAGACATTAAAATACTTACAAAAAGCGGACAGGCAGACGACACACCTGTAGAAAAATGTGTCATTTCATGAATGAAATACAAGGAGATTACTATGAGAAATCGTAATCTAATTCTTTCAGCAATAATGATGTGTGGTATTGTTTTCGGACAAACCGTAACGGGATTTGTTGGTGAAGGAGAGAAACCACTTGTAGGAGCAAATGTTGTAGTAGAGGGTACTAAACTCGGCGGAGTTACAGATGAGACTGGAAAGTTCATCATTGAAACTGGGTCAGGTACTTTTGATATAACTACCTCTTACATTGGATACATAACCCAAACTAAAACAGTTAGTGTTGGGGATATTGTGTCTAGCGTTAGTTTCAATTTAGAAACTGATGTAGTCGCAATGTCAGCGTTGGAAGTTTTGGCTTCTCGTGCTGATGAAAAGACACCTGTTGCTTATACAACGGTGACTAAGGAAGAGATGGAAATCCGTCTTGGTTCACAAGATATTCCAATGTCTCTGAATATGACACCATCAGTATATGCTACTGGTCAAGGTGGTGGTGCGGGTGATGCTCGTATCAATGTTCGTGGATTCAACCAACGGAATGTAGCCGTCATGATAAATGGTGTTCCCCAAAATGATATGGAGAACGGATGGGTTTATTGGTCTAATTGGGATGGAGTAGGAGATGCTACTTCCTCAATACAGATGCAAAGAGGCCTGTCAGCTGTTAATCTTGCTACACCATCAATTGGTGGAACTATGAACATAATCACAGATCCTACTGCTCTTGAAAAGGGTGGTAAGCTGAAACAAGAAATTGGTGCAGCTGGATTTGTGAAAACAACACTCAATTATAACACAGGTCTTATGATGGGAGACAAACTAGCTCTTAGCACAACTTTGGTTAAGAAAACTGGTGATGGTCTTATTGACGGAACTTGGACAGATGCTTATGCTTACTACTTAGGTGGTTCATACGCTGTATCCAATGACCAAAGATTTGAGTTATATGCGATTGGTGCTCCACAAAGACATGGACAGAATCTATACAAACAAAATATTGCTACCTACTCACAGAAGTTGGCTGGTGATATTGGGTTTGATGATGAAGGTAATGGCTATGATCCAACAGCATTTGCTGAAGGTGAGAAGTTTGAACATGAAGCTGGTAGGTTCTTTAATCAGAATTGGGCTCCTGTTGATGAATCATACAAAGGCCAACAATATTGGTATATGTATGGTGCAAGAACAACAGATAGGTACAATTCTGGTATCCTAAATGAAAGAGAAAACTTCTTTCATAAACCATTGGTAAACCTAAATCATTTCTATGATGTAAATGACCAAGTTAGACTAAGTTCTATCGCATATTGGTCAGGTGGTTCTGGTGGTGGTACAGGTACTTACGGTAGTGTATCAAGACAACCTGCAGTTGAGGGTTCGCCTTGGTATGCAAGTTCACCGTGGACATGGGATTGGAATGCTGAGATTGCTCAGAACTCTGCTAATGTAGATTCTGCATGGTCAGAAACCGAAAACCGTTCAACAGGCATACTTCGTAATTCAATCAATAGACAAAACACCTATGGTTTGATTTCTAAAATGAACTATGATGTGAATGATGAACTTGAAGTCCAAGTCGGTATTGATTGGAGAACTGCTGGTATTGAACATGCTAGAGAAGTTCGTGATTTACTCGGTGGAGACTACTATGTAGATTTCTCTGATGACTTCGCACCAGATGGTAAAG